CATTTATGTTATTCTTGTAGACAGTGAAAATGCATTAGATGAAAAATGGTTACATGCATTAGGTGTAGATACTAGTGAAGAAAAACTTCTCAAGTTGAACATGGCTATGATTGATGATGTGGCAAAAACAATCCACGAATTCATGACAGAATACAAAGCTATGGAACAACGTCCTAAGGTCTTATTTGTCATAGACAGTTTGGGTATGTTGCTTACCCCTACCGATATCAATCAGTTTGAAGCGGGAGATCTTAAAGGCGACATGGGTCGTAAACCTAAAGCATTAACAGCATTGGTTCGTAATTGTGTAAACATGTTCGGTAACTATAACGTAGGTATGGTTTGTACAAATCACACATACGCAAGTCAAGATATGTTCGATCCAGATGACAAAATTTCAGGCGGACAAGGCTTCGTTTATGCAAGTTCTATCGTAGTTGCTATGAAGAAATTGAAGTTGAAAGAAGACGAAGACGGTAACAAGGTTTCGGAAGTAAACGGTATTCGTGCCGCTTGTAAGATTATGAAAACTCGTTACGCAAAGCCTTTTGAAACACTACAAGTAAAGATCCCATACGAAACAGGTATGAATCCTTACAGTGGTTTAGTCGACTTGTGCGAGAAAGCTGGATTGTTAAAACAAGAAGGTAATAGACTCAAGTGGGTTGATCCGGATACAGGTGAGGAATTCAAATTCTACCGAAAAGAATGGAAAGATGATAAATTAGATATGATAATGGCAAAATTCCATATCAAACCTACAACAACTACCATTCCTGAGGAGACAGAAGAAAATGTTGAATGAGACACAAATCGGTGACATCTGGTTGCTATTCGCAGATTATATTGACAAAAAAGTAATTGACAGTGTAGCTGAGCGTTATGTAGATTTACTAGCCGATTTCGGTACTAGTGATCGTGTAATGCAAAATGCAACAGGCGTCGACGGTGTCCTAGATTCTGCAATCGAATATTATCTCGATGAAGAGTCTGATGAAGAAGAAGAAACAAACTATAACGAAGAAGACGAGGATTATTAATGGGTTGGTATTCCGATATAGCTAAAGATATCAGCAATATTCCTGCGGCAGTGGCATTCTACGAAGCAGAACTAGTTGAAGCACGAACCGAAGTTAAACTTGGTGGTAACGTAGAAAGAGCCAGTGCATCATTACCAGGAATAGTTGAACATCGATTCAGCCAATTGCAAGAAATTGAAGCCATATTGGAATATCTTAACATTGAATTGCGTCGTTTAAAAAGTAGTTTCTTTAGAAAGTATTTGGAAAACTATCAACGTGCTCTTAGTAGCAGAGATTGTGAACGTTACGTGGAAGGCGAGGCCGATGTTGTTGATATGGAAAAAATTATCAACGAATTTGCCTTGCTAAGAAACAAATGGTTGGGTATCACTAAAGGTCTTGACCAAAAACAATGGCAAATTACTAACATTGTTAAATTGCGTGTTGCAGGTATGGAAGACGCTAGTTTATAATCAATCTGCTCGAAACAGAGACCATAGGCCTTAAATAATATTGAGGCCTATTTTTTTAAAAGGTTGACCTTTGCCTCAAGTTAGCGTATACTTACTAATATGACGACTATTGATAACTTACTATTAAAAATTGTAAACTTTACTTCACCTGCAATCGAAGAAAGATTGCACAATCGAGACTCTAAAGTGTTACGTAGCCTTGCTACATCCATTACTAGTTGTTTTTTCATCACAGAAAACCAAAGTAGATTGTTAATGAAAATTCTCAAGGAAAATTCGGAAAAATTGCCAGATTTTTCTCAAGAAATTTCAGAGGCGTTATCTGCTCCAATGTGGAGTCACGCATTTAGACAAATAGAACAAGTCAAAAAAATATACATCAGTAACAATGATGACGGCGATTTAATGTTGACTATAGATTTTAGTTTTAATTCGCAAATTCGTAAAATTATGAGTGATATTGCGAAAAAATGCGAAAATTTAGTGGTGACAAATGCCGGGAAAAAGTACTATGCAGACCTCACAGAACACAATATTGTAACACTAGTGGAAGCATTAAAACCGCATGAATTTGATATTGAAGAAAAAGTAGAAAATTACTACAATACCATAAAATCGTGGTCAGAACCCGAAATTCGTGGTCAGTTTTTAATCACCAATATGACCAATCAAAACTTTCATAAAGTCATTACTGCTGATTTAGGAATTTCAACCTCCATCGATCAAAACATCATTAATGACAGAAGTATGCGTTATCAGTATTTTACAGAAAATGTGAAAAATCATGGTGAAACGCTGACCGAAGTCATTGCTAACAGATCAAAGACTAGACTGTGGATTGATAAAAAACAGCACTCGGTTGGCAATATTATTTCCAGTTTAATCGATTTAAAAAGATTGCCGATGTTAGTGGTCTTCGATACACTTGTCAATAACAAGTACTTAGAAAACCTGAAAATTTTGTCGGATGCATTGGAAGAAAACGGAATTTTTGATAACATCGGTATTTACTTTCGACTACCCAATGACGACTTAGGTAAACAGTTTAACGGTTTGATTGCAGACAAACACTACAATCATCAGTTGGATGAAAATTTAAAAGTTGCATGTGTTATGAGTGGAAAAATACCGAAATTTTTCCTAAAAAATGCCTGGAGACCTATGAGTGTACTTGCGCTAGATAGCCGTATGGGTATGCGACATGGAAAAACTGCTGTATACTCTAATTGTTGTGATTTAATTGTTGAGTGGGCAGAAGAACCGTCTGCCATGGATATAAAGGCAATACTGCGATGACCGTAAAATTAGTGATTCTAGACGAAGTTAACATAAAATTTGAGAATTTATCTCTCGAAGCTCGCAAACGTTTGGCCAATACATTTAAGTATGAAGATCCAACTGCACGTTATCGGCCTGCTTATAAATTAGGTCGATGGGATGGTAAAGTGTCGATGTTTGGCCTCGGTGGAAATGGCTATCTTAGCCAGCTAGAAAAGTGTCTTAGCATACTTTCAGACATGGATATTGATATCGATGAATTAGAAGATTTGCGAACAACTCCTAAAATCGAATTTACACCTGTGACTGAAACATACTGGGCAGATCAAGGAAAAGTGTGGCCAAAAGGTCATCAACAAGAAGGTAAACCTATCATGTTGCGTGACTATCAAGTTGACGCAATTAACACATTTTTATCAAATACACAATCGTTACAAGAAATTGCAACAGGTGCAGGAAAAACAATTACGACAGCAACATTAAGTCAACTTGCAGAAAAATTTGGTCGTACAATTACTATTGTTCCTAATAAAAGTTTAGTAGAACAAACAGAAGAAGATTTCGTTGCAGTTGGGTTAGATGTGGGTGTTTACTACGGGGATCGCAAGGATCTTAATAAAACACATACTATTTGCACATGGCAAAGTTTAAACATATTAGATAAGAAAAGTAAGAATTGGGATGCCGATGTGGCAATAACATTAGCAGAATTCTTAGACGGAGTTAAGACTGTTATTGTCGATGAAGTACATATGGCAAAGGCAGAAGTTTTAAAGAATTTACTCACACAAAATTTGTGTAACGCACCTATACGTTGGGGATTAACTGGTACTGTTCCTAAAGACGAATTTGAAGCAGAACCTATTTTTGCTAGTATAGGTCCAGTAGTTGGCGGCATTAAAGCACACGAATTACAAGAGATGGGAGTACTTAGCAATTTACACGTAAATGTACTACAACTCATAGATTTACCAGAATTTAAAACATATCAAGAAGAATTGAAATATCTTGTTACTAACAAAGACAGGATGACATATTTTAGTAGACTTGTTAAAGGCATAGCAGATTCAGGCAACACATTGATTCTAGTTAATAGAATCGATACAGGCAAATTATTAACAGAAATGATAGAAGGCGCAGTGTTTATTTCAGGTGAAGTTAAAGGAAAAGACCGTAAAGAGGAATACAAAGAACATGCAACAATGGATAATAAAGTTACGGTCGCGACCTTTGGTGTCGCGGCTGTTGGAATTAATATACCTAGGATCTTTAACCTGGTTCTTCTTGAGCCTGGCAAGTCGTTTGTCAGGGTTATTCAGTCGATAGGACGAGGAATTCGTAAAGCAGAAGACAAGGACTTTGTACAAATCTGGGACGTAACTTCCACTTGTAAATTCGCCAAGCGTCACCTCACAACGAGGAAAAAATATTACAAGGATGCCAAGTATCCATTTACTTTAGAAAAAGTGGATTGGCAAAAATAAGGAATTATGCAGATATTAACATTAGACAACCAAACATTTTCATTAAACAATTTACCAGAAGAGGTTGATGAAAATACTAGATTCGCTGTATTAGATAACAGCAATCCGGCAGATCCAGATTTTTTGTTTATGCCGCTGATATTCTTAGAAAGTTTTAACGCACCAGCTATGGTATTGCGCATCGGAGATGATGAAATAGCTATGCCACTTGATTGGTGTATAGCTGTAGGAGATAGCACTAGTGCTTGTGACATTGAAATTTTACCTTTAACTAGTTTAAATGATAGAGGATTTGAAGCATTGTGTTTTAATCCATTAAGTTCGTTTAGGGTAGAGTTTAAAAAGATAGAAATTGTAAATTTTTATAATGATGTTAAATGGTATTTTCCTAAAATGAAAAACGGCCAATTATTATCAACTCCTACACGTTTTGGTCACAAGCCCGACTGCGTATATTTTGTTAAAGAAATATCAAAACAAAATGAAATTATTCAATTGGATAAAATACTATGAGTTTAAAGATAGCATATTTTCAACCTACTGTTATTTGTATTGACAATATTCCTCCCGTGGAGTTTAGTAAAATATATACGTTAGTAGAAGCATTGCATAGCAGACCAGAACTAAACGATTCCGGCAATCCATTGATTAGCATTCGTGGCGGACAACAAATACAAATTTTTCCTAATGACAAATTAGATATAGATGTTTCTTGGTTATTAAGTTATATTAAAAGTATTTGTCAAGGCTATTTAGAAATTATTACACAACAAGCTGGTGTAAACGATCTAAAACTATGTGACATTATGATTAATAGTGTATGGACTATTCGACAAACAGAAGGCGAATATCAAGAAATGCACACACATCCTGCCGGCAATTTATCTGGAAATATGTACATTAGTGCCCCAGAATTAGTTGAAAACAGCCAACCAAGCGACAGTCAGATATTATTTAGATTACCTGCAACTAGAGATATTAACAGGTTTGTTATGACTGATACTTGGAAATATAGTCCAACACCAGGAACTGTTTTAGTATTCCCAAGTCATATTCCGCACACAGTATATCCTTGGCGCGGCCAGGGCACACGTACTGTATTGGCTTTTGATGCAAGGTTAATTCCAAAGGAGGATCTATTCAATGGGGACGCTTAAACCAGGTGTTACATACGTTTATGAAAGAGACAATGGAGTTGTATATTCTCGAGAATTTGGCGCGGCGCCTGATACACGACAAATAGTTGGTTGGGAATACGATCCTGTAAACGGACATAAAATCGATCCAGAAGAAATGAAAAGATTCGATGTACGCAGAGCTACTGGCGATAAAGAATTGGCTGATCATAACGAATGGATTAAAATTCGTTTGGCAGGAAAAACCAATCCCGCTTTACAACAAGCTATAGATCGTGTTAAAATACTATATAGACTAAGCGTAGAAAAATATGAGTGATAAAATCGAATTAAAAGAAAAGATAGCATTTGTAGACATGAACGTTCGTGCGGCTTGGGACGAAATGACCCCCGAACAACAAAAGAGTCTCAAAAGTGAATTCTTTATTTTAAACAGATATATCAGTAGTGCTCAAGATCAAAAGCGAGATATACAAGAACATTTTGTATTAACAGTTAACGAATATTTTAATAAAAACTGGAACGATTTACAAAAACATCCTAAACTATTATGGTTGTTATTGTGTATGTGCAGTTGGAATGGTGAAAAAACATTCTATCATAATTGGATTGGTGCTAAAAAGAAAACAGGCACTGGTGGCAAGAAAGTTAAATTCCTTGAAGAAATTTATCCTACACGTAAGAGAGACGAAATTGAATTGTTGGCGGCAATAACTACTGACAAAGAAATAAAAGATCTTGCTAGAAAGTACGGATTAGATGAAGCTACTATTGCTAAAAAATTAAAATGATGGCGTTAGTTAATCAACCTTATGTATGCGGTCATTGTAACAAAGGCTTCATGCAGGAAAAAACTTTAGCAGTACATGTTTGCGAGCAAAAACGCAGATACTTGTCGCGAACAGAAAAACATGTTATACTAGCATTTGATACATTTCAAAAATTTTATAAATTAAATCAACCTAATTCTAAACAGGATAAAACTTATGAAGATTTTAGTAAAAGCCCTTACTATAATGCTTTTGTTAAGTTTGGCAGTTTTGTCAGCAATGTTAATCCTCTCTACCCGGACAGGTTCATTGACTGGGTTGTACGAAGCGGCGTCAAGTTGGATCACTGGTGCAGAGAAGACCTCTATGACGAATACGTCTTCGACCTTATTAGAAACGAAACAGTCGAAACTGCCCTCCAAAGAACAATCCAAACGATGATGGCTTGGGCAGATGATCATAACGCATCGTGGAATCATTATTTTTTATATGTTAGTTTGAGTCGTGCATGTTATGATATTAAGGATGGTAAAATTAGTCCATGGGTAGTATTAAATAGTAGCAGTGGTAAATTGATGCTACAAAAGTTTAGTGACGAACAATTAGGGCACATACAAAAAATTATCGATCCTCAATTTTGGGTTAGCAAGTTTAAAAAATTACCAGCTGATGCGGCACTAGTTAAAGATGTTGTTAAGGAATCTAATATATGAACTCACCCACAACTTGGTTATTACAGGACGGAACTATAGTTGAAGATATCCCTCAACAAAACCGTTGTCCTGATATATGGAAATTAGTAAACCCTGAAACTGAAGAAGCATATAATCCTACAAAAGAAGAACCTAAAAAATGGGTACACACGGACTTTTAAATGCCAGATATTGACATCGACTTTGCTGACAGAACTCGAGCTTTAGAAGTTTTAAAGCATATAGATGCACGACTTGATACTGATAAAAAACATAATACAGGTGTGTACGTACAAAGCATACCATATAATCCAGTAACAGGAATAAGTACAATAGAGTATAAAGAAGCTGAGGAAAGGGGTTATTTTAAAATAGACTTCTTAAATGTCAGCGTATATGAAGGTGTGAAAAACAAAGCACACTTGACACAACTATTGGAGACTGAACCGTTATGGGATTTGTTAATAGACGACAACTTCGTCAACTTGCTCTTTCACGTCAACGGGCATGGTTCTATCTTGAGACAAATGAAGCCTACCTCGATAGAACAGTTGGCCGCAGTTTTGGCTATGATTCGCCCAGCCAAACGTTATCTGATTGGGAAAGACTGGCCGACAGTGATGACGGAAATTTGGACGAAACCGGAAGGGGATGAATACTTCTTTAAGAAGGCACATGCTATTGCTTACGCACATGTGATTGTTGTACAGATGAATTTAATTTGTGAAAGTATTAGCTACGAATTCAGTTAACGAGTTTTACGTACTAATTGAACACTTTTACGTTTTACTCGTTTTAAAGTAAGATTCATTAAATTTACAACCGGCCCTAAAATAACCCTAGTATCTTTGCTGTTAAATGTTTTAATAGCATACGCAAATGGGTGTATTTGATCCTTACAAAATACATTTATTGGGAATTGACGATTTGATTCCCACCACCATGCTTCTCCTATTTCTAAAAAGCTAGTTTTCTCTTCAGGAGTTCGAAGTGCATTTAAGTCGTAAAAACTAGTGACAAATTGATCCTGGTTTATTATAATACCGATATATTCGGTTTCACCGTAGTTTAATACGCTGATAAAAGGTAAATTGTGTTCTATATTGTCTCTTAGTTTTGCCATAAATACTATTATTAAAGGTTCCTGGGTAATGCAAAAAGTTCAAAGTTATTTATATCCTAACAGAGTTATACTATTGGCTGATGTGGCAGGATTCACTGTGGAGAACAAAGTCGTGTATGCAAGAAATGTAAAAATATATCGAGGTGTTGATAATGTCATAGAATTTGACATACAAAACGCTGACCAAAAACGTATAGACTTAACCACTCTATCTAACATAGAAGTTAATGTAATGGACTCCGGCGGCAAAGCATTATCTAATAGCCCATACGCTATTTCATTAGTTACTTCTGCATCAGCAACAAACGCTAATGTTACTGCATTAGTTCCAGCATCGAAAGTTACTTCCACAACAATCACTATGCCTACGTCTGACATAACAGGTACATTTGGAGTAGGTTATATTTTAAATGGCACTGGCATTTCCGGGCCCGTAGTAGTTAGCGGTGTTAGTGCAGATGTTGATAGCGCAACTACAACATTAACTGTAACTTTTCCTAATCAAACAGTAACAGCTCGCACTAACATCAGCATAACTAATGTGGTCAAAGGTCTAGCTACTTGTACAATTCCAGCATCAGATTTACGGGATTTGAACGAGCAATATTTAAATTTTAGCGTTACTGCTATGCAAGGTAGCAACACTATTCCATTGTATTGCGATAGCCAGTTTGGTGCTGTAGGAACTTTAGAGTTAGTTGGCAATGCAACACCAACATATCGTCCTAAAACAGTATACGATAAATTTGTTGGGGAAATTAATTTCTTAGGCAACGTTACTAATCACAGTCCTGCAATACCATGTAAATTCTACGAAGCTGAAGCAACACAGTACATGAATTTTGAAGTTTATCTAAATAATTTTGTCGGTAGCGTGTATGTTGAAGCTACAGAAGATATGAACATTTCTGTAAGTTCATTTTTGAACGCACCTCAACTCCAATCATTTACTTGTACTACTCCAACTACTACAACATTGTCTTTTAGCAATGTTCCAGTATCGAGCACAGGTGGCCAATACAACTACATGCGTGTAAGTTGGCTATATCCAGATGTTTGGCAATATGGTGGACAAGATCCCACTGTTACTTACGGATCGGTTACCAAAGTTATTGCTTGTTCTTAATTATTCTGCTATAATAAGGCATGAGCCTTATAGCGGATACATTACTTACTTACTTACCTGCAAAGCGTAAACACACTCCAAGCGGTTGGATTGGGTTTAATGCTGTCTGCTGTGATGACAAAAGACAGCGAGGCGGGTTCATTGTCAACGGCGGTGATGCAGTTAGCTATCATTGTTTCAATTGTGGATTCAAATGTAGTTGGCAACCCGGCAGACATATAAGTCAAAAAATGAATAAGTTCATGCGTGATTTAAATATCCCGGATGATGTTATTGCCCAATTAAGACTAGAAGCATTAAAACTAGATCAAAATAATACAGCAGAAATTCGTAGTATCATTCCAAAGTTTGATGTTCGTGCTTTGCCTATGGATAGTCAACTTATTACAGACTTATTAAACGACCCTCCAGAAAAACTTATACCTGTATTAGAATACATGGTTAGTAGAAAAATTTATCCTGAAGAGTTTACGTTTTATTGGACACCTAAAGTTGGATTCAGCAACAGACTTATTATCCCATTTTTATTTAATAACGAAATTGTAGGCTGGACTGCTAGAACTATCGGAGATGCTACTCCTAAATATTTGTCGGAACAACAACCGGGTTATGTGTTTAATTTAGATAATCAAAAGGACAATCGTGAGTTCGTAATTGTTAGTGAAGGCCCGTTTGATGCGCTAAGTATTGATGGCTGTGCAGTGCTCGGAGCAGAGATTAAAGACAGTCAAAATTGGTTATTAAAGCAATTAGGAAAAGAGCTGATCCTAGTTCCAGATAGAGATCATGAAGGGCCTAAGACAATCGAACAAGCAATCGAATTAGGCTGGAGTGTTAGCATGCCCGAATGGCCTGACGGTGTTAAAGACATTAACGATGCTGTAATAAAACTTGGAAGACTTGCCACTCTTTGGTTAATTGTTAGTGCAAAAGAATCTAATGAATTAAAGATTCGATTACGAATGAAAACTTGGTTTAAGGAAATAAAATGAAAAGATTTATTAACTGGTTGCTTGCACCGTATCGCAAGTACAAAGAAGATAAGGCGTATAAACAACGCATCGAAGAATTGCGTAAACGTGATCCATATATCTACAAATGATACTCTGGGGCGTCAATGCATTAAATCACGGACATAGTATTGCTGTCTTTAAAGATGGCAAATTTGTCCATAATTATGTTGGTTCTAGTGATCAACTACAAAGTGCAACCACAGTGCCGGCACTAGGGTTAGGAAGTCCTGATAGAATTTTTTGGTACGAACGTCCATGGATTAAAAAGGCAAGACAAATTTATGCAGGACAATATCGCACAGCATTGAACTTGAATGTGTTACCCAAGCGATACATGAATAATTACAAATATGCACCTATCACATATACTCCTCACCATGCTAGTCATGCTGCCGCTGGTTATTATACTAGTCCGTTTAACCATTGTGCAGTTGTTGTTCTTGATGCAATCGGAGAATTTGAGTGTGCCACAATCTGGGAAGCAAAACACGGTGAAATGACTAAAGTGTGGAGTCGTAGTTATCCACATAGTTTGGGTTTGTTTTATAGTGCATTTACAAAACTATGCGGACTTACTCCAATCAAAGATGAATACTTGTTACAACAAATGGCCCAGCAAGGTGACAAGTGGCGCTATTTTAAAGAAGTTAATAGTTACATAACTGGCACAGTTGATTTGAATTATAATTTCCACAGAGGGGTATTAAATTGGCCTTATCCCATTAATAATTTACAAGATCAGTGTGATATAGCGGCCGCAGTACAAGATGCATTTGAAGTACAAATCGGCTCGGTAATGAGCTTGGCAAAAGAATTAACGAATGCAGACTGTTTGGTTTATATGGGCGGGTGTGCTATGAATAGCCAAGCAAACAAACGCTATGTTGAACCTATGTTTAAGTATCGTTGGAGTTTGCCCAACCCCGGAGATCCAAGCAGTAGTATAGGCGCAGTCGTGTATCATACCAAACAAAGAGTATGGGATCACAAGTGGGATCCTGTCAAACACATTGAGATTAACGTATAACGATAGTATAATAAACATATGGCACAAAATATAAATTACGGATTTGAAGTACAGAAATTGTACTTGGAAATGATGCTTAGTGACGCAGAAACATTCGTGCGTTGCCAAAGTATTTTTGATCATTCATTGTTTGATCGCAAGCTACAGGACTCGGCAGAGTTTATCAACAAGTACGTAGAAGAGTACAGCGTACTACCTACATTTGACATTGTAAATGCGTCGACTAATGCCAATTTAAAGGTACCCGAAGGTGTTAAAGAAGCCAACTACGATTGGGTGTTAAATGACTTTGAAACTTTTATTAGACACAAAGGACTCGAACGAGCAATCTTAGAATCAGCTGACTTGTTGGAAAAAGGCGAGTATGGTCCTGTAGAAGAAAAAATTAAAAAAGCAGTACAAATTGGTTTACAACGAGACATGGGTACTGATTATTTCGAAGATCCCCGTGCAAGACTAGCAAGGATTAAAGATAAGAATGGACAAATATCGACAGGTTGGAAAAGTATTGACGACAAACTTTATGGCGGGTTTAATCGCGGTGAGCTCAACATTTGGGCTGGTGGTTCTGGCGCTGGTAAATCCTTATTTCTCGCAAATCTCGGTGTCAATTATGCTCTCGCTGGTCTCAATGTTCTTTACCTTACACTAGAGTTGAGTGAAGACTTGGTGTGTATGCGTATTGATGCTATGACCACTGGAATCCCTACGAGAGAGATTTTTAAGAGCTTGGATGATGTTGAAATGAAAGTTAAAATGATTGGTAAAAAATCCGGTCATTTGCAGGTCAAGTACATGCCAAGTGGTAAAACTGCCAACGACATTCGTGCGTACATGAAAGAGTATGAAGTCAAAATGGGACATAAGATTGACGTATTACTAGTCGACTACATGGACTTGATTATGCCTTTGAGCAAGCGTATTAGTGCTGAAAATTTGTTTGTCAAAGACAAGTATGTAAGTGAAGAATTGCGTAATTTGGCAGTGGAAAAGAACTGTGTGTTTGTAACTGCGGCACAGTTGAATCGTGGCGCTGTTGAAGAAGTTGAGTTTGATCACAGTCACATTTCAGGTGGATTAAGTAAGATTCAAACTGCGGATAACGTGTTTGGTATCTTTACAAGTCGTGCTATGCGTGAGCGTGGACGTTATCAAATTCAGCTGATGAAGACACGTAGTAGCAGTGGCGTTGGTATGAAAATTGACTTGGAGTTTAATATTGATACACTACGCATCACTGACTTGGACGAGCAAGATGGTTATGGCAATGGAGCTGCCAGTGCTGGTACAACATTGCTCAACAGTATCAAGCAACGTCAAACAATTACAGCAGACACAACTGATCCAACAGAAGGTGCGGCCCTGCCCAAAGTTAGAGCCGAAGTTGCCAGCAGTAAATTGAGAGAGTTGTTGAGTAATTTACCTGGTGATGATATATAATCAGTGATTTTTTTCGAGAATAGATAAGTACGTATATAACAGCACTGGAAAAAAAATGGAACTGCAACACATTAGAGATATCACTGACCCGTTAGTGAGGATCATCAAAGATGATCCCGTGCGTCCTCATATACCTCTTGAACAGCGTATAAATGATGCCGCAGAAATATTAATCCTCAGAGCAGGAGAAGAAATCCTCGCGGCCACTTGTATGCAGTGGTTAGACAGTGTACCCGAATCTGAAGAAGATTTGGTTAGCATGGGCAAGGACAAGCAAGTAGCCGTGTTTTATACCATCTGGAGTTATGCACCCGGTGCTGGTGCTACACTACTAATGCAAGCGGCTGAATGGTTAAAATCTGAGTACAAGGATCTAAAAGGTATTGTTACGCTCAGTCCGCAAACACCCACAGCTAGACGTTTCCACTTGAAAAATGGCGCTAAAATCCGCAAGGAAAACGCCACTACAACCAATTACGAATACTACTATAAAGAGTAAATTTTTCGCATCAAGTATTAAATACTTGCATGCGAGATGGAATATTTTACTTGCCCGAGTATCATAATTTTAGCCACATAGCCACAGTTCCGTGGCCGCATATTCACCAAGATTATCAACAAGACTGGATAGAAGCCATAACCACACTGGAAACTTGGCTTAACCGTTATGCCGGCAGTCATTACAGTGAATGGGCCTATAGTCAACAGCCCGCACAAGAATACTGGCACGCCTGTGTGGCATTCAGACGTGCCCAAGCCAAAACTTTCTTTTTACTAACCTGGGGTTAGTCAGCGGCTGGCGGTTGAGCTGATGGAGTAATTTGACTGGCCTGTGTGTTCATATCAGTAGTGTGCGCGGCAATAGCGGCACGAAACTGTTGAGCATCAGATTCAGCTTTGGCAGCCGCAGCCATGGCAGCATCAGCGGCAGCCTTGTGCAAATCACGTGCTCGTGCCAGAGCAGTCTGCAGGTCCTGTTTTAATCTAGTAACTTCAGCGTTGGCATCTAAGGCGGCAGTTCTTGCTTGGGCAAACACTTGACTTATGTCTGCTTCTAAAGTAACTTCGGCTCGTTCGATAGCTTGTTCAGCTCGTGTAAAGAATCCCATTATTAGCTCCTTGTATAATGTGCTAGTATTTGTATTTATATCCAAGTCGGAGATCCAGGACCGCCATTAGAATTCGCGAAGCGCCGCGGAAAAAATTTCTAATTCGCGAAGCGAAAAGCGGTAAAACGCGAACTAGCGTTACCAGCTCCTAAGCCACTAAATACATATTATGAGACTACGAGAATTCTTCAGCGAAAACTATGCAACCAACACCGGCCTAGGCATGGGTAAAGAAAGGCACCAGGATCAACAGTTACTGGAACAGCCTTCAGAACAAGTACGTCAACTACAGCAACAGTTACTGGATCTTGGTTATGATTTGGGACGTTATGGCCCCAAAGGCGATGGCATTGATGGCTTAATGGGCCCATATACACAGGCCGCCTTAGATGCTTATAATAAGAAAATCCCCCCGGAACAAGTCGCTAAACCCGACGCTACAGAGCTAGATACCTTTGATCGCAAGCATAAATCCTCGGGTAACAACTCAGGTGGATTACCTGCACAAGGTCCTATTACTGGCGAGTATAATCGTATAGTACACATGCCCGATGGCTCAATGGGTCATCATCCTGGAGTTGATATTGGCGCACACGAAGGCAGTGATGTCACTAGTCCTGTAGATGGAAAGATAATATTTGCTGGTCCTGCTAACACAGCTGGTAACTTGATAGAACTCATGGGCACAAACGGTGAAAAACATCGCTTTATGCACTTGAGTAAGATATTGGTTAAAACAGGTGAACAAGTGGATAAAGGTGATGTTATTGGACTAGTGGGCAATACTGGCTATAGTCACGGAGCACACTTACACTGGGAAAAATACGCTAGCAATGGCAGTCAAACAAACCCTATAGCATAAAAAGGGTCCTGCACAAGAGAAAAAATTGTGCGCAAAAAAAATTTGGGAAGTACTTACAAAATACTGGGATCTACTCTTGGACAGCAGTCTGCAAAGCGTAGTAGAAACTCTGTTAATAAACTGCCTTCTGGCACGGTAAAGCGTGTACGATTCAAGTGTATGTCCAAATCAATCAAATCCTTGTGCTGAAATAACCAAGTGAACACTTCCCTAGCACGTGGATCCAGCGTGAGTATATAGTATTGATTCATAAGTCTAGTGAGTTAGAGACAATATTGGCAATGAGTTTATTGGGGCTAGCAGTAGTATTATTAATACGATCAATGTCAGCTAACGCTAGTTCTAGTATATTTACACGTTCTTCCAGAGTGTATACACGGTTGCGCAAATTGACTGAATCTAGCAAGCTGAGTAGACCGGTAATTAAGCGGGGGATAATCAAGTGTGTGTCCATACTAGTATATAGTAGAGAAAGGGTTCTTGGGGAATCGTTTAGGACCCGCGCAAAAAATTATAAAGAAGTACTTATAGATTTAGAGGGGTGTTTTTACTTCGGTACCCATGCGCTTGTTGCGCTTGTAATAGTTTTGTAATATATACGTCTGGTGCCCCTGAGCCCCCACCCTCTCGACCAATTCTTTTTTATCTGATATCGGTCACTGATTCCGAAATCGAAAAGAAAAAAAGTCCCTAACCTTACTGCCGGGAGCGAATCGGACTTACTGGTTAGGGACCACACTACCGACACAACCTAGTGGGAGCGAATCACGCGAGTTGTGCCTTACTGTATGCGGTATAGCTCTAGCGGCTATTGCGCATACATGTAACCTCTGCTACTGCCCTCCACTTATCGGGCATGCTAGCTCTTAAGTCTGCTACCTTAAGGACTGTACGCAAGCTCAGCTCACGCATACGATCCTTGTTGGCTTCTACAAAGTCTACTACATCCAGCTTGGCTTGATCACTAAGCTCATAGCTGTCTAACATGCCATGCTCAGTAACTACCTGCTTAATACGGAGTACCTTCTCACGCTCTGTATCAATAGTCAAGTCCAAGTAGTGGCAACGGCTTTCCAATGCTTCCAAGTGATCCTTAAGCTTCTTAGACTTCACATGATCGAACTTGATATTGGTAATAAAGATAGCACCGCCTTTGAACTCGAAGCTGTTGGGCACACCTTCACTGCGTAGGAGCCTGCTGTCAGTGTTCCAATGGATAGTACGCTTCTTGCTGGTATCCAAAGCCGCTTTCAAGATGTTAAGGCTAAGGTCATCTAACAGTACTGAGTCACAGTCATCAAATACTAGGATACACTTCTTGTCCGAATACTCATAGAGTTTGCTGTACAAGCCAATTGCTGACATTGCACCCTTGACCACTTCATACTTCTTGAGCTTTGAATCATTAGCTACATCAGCGAAGACATCATGCTTTGATAGCACCTTCTCAACACCAAAGCTCTTACCTACGCCCGGAGGGCCTGTGACAATCATAGCCCTAACATCACCCTTCTTCACAGCACGGGTCATGTCTTCTAAGATACCAAAACGATCACGCAAGCGATCCAAGATCTCTTCGTCTGTTTCATTGCGCAAGTCCTTCTTGACCGATTCCTGTTCAAGACTTGCTGTTTTGGGTTCTTGTTGTAATGCCATAAGCATCTTGCTCGTTACGACTCTAGCCATTAGTTTCGCTCCTTAATGTTGTTAGTCTATATTATACTAGTCAATTAGGGAAATGTCACTAGTAAATGGTAATACAGCACACCTGCCATCACCAAATACCAAATGATACTTTCCAAATTGAATATGATGCCCACAAGAACCATCAGCCCCAAGCCTACCAAAAAGTGTAACATGAAACCAGTTTGAAATACCATCAAACTCAATAACATGACTATGGGCAAGAATACAAAGAAGCTGATGATTCTTAACATGATTAATCCAGTCTCGAACCAGCGTAGGCCTTCAAACC